CGCGCTTCCAACAGATTACGATCAGTGATCAACCCTCCGGGCACTTAACCCGGGAAACAACGAGTTCGCCTCGCGGCGACTCAGTGCCACTTCTCCACAGTTTGTAGTTCTTTCGAACAGTGTAGAAGCCATCGGTAGGAAGCTCTAGCCACCCTCGCGGGTTGGCGTAGAAGCTATTACCACAACGTAACGCGTTTGAAAGATAAAACGCGTGGTGTATCACAAGAGAGGCGGCCGGTTGGCGTCGAACAAGAGCAAGGGATAGTATATAATCCCCGTTCCGGTCGACGTACCATCCGCCACTCTGTGATATAAAACCTAGATCACCTTCTGACAAAGGAGGCTGTCTAGGTACCTTGGCATATCTAGGATAAAGTACGCGATACTCTGATTTGATTAACTTCAGAGCGTCTCGCACTACCGTCCACATGCCAGTACGTTGAGCCCATCGATACAGGCGGTTGTGCATTGCAATTAATTCAAATGCACTGCGGCCGACCACCTTCTTTTGGAAGGCTGGTGTAACAAGGCAATCGTTATAGTAGTGGTGTCCACAGCTTTCAAAGAAAAGTCCGTCTTTAAAGGACTTCTCCTTGTTAACTATGAATCCACACCAAGCGAGAGCATTGCACACCGGGTCGTACATTTCCCTTTTGACGATGATATCATCGCCAAAAACAGCTATTGATCCGTCATCCGAACAATTGCATAGTTCGTAGACGGCTTCGACAACTGCACGGAAAAGTACTGTTTCGAGTTCAAAGATGTAGCCGTTCCCCATTGATGCAAACTTCTCAAGATATATACGACGTCCATTCGACAGAGTCGAGCGGGTTCGTAAATCATCGAGAAGCCTAAACCACGAGGGTGGGACTACTAGGTGAACAAAGGCTGATGCGATGGTATCACTTGCAGACTCCAGGTCAATAGTGCTCAAACTACAAGATCTTGCCAGGTAGGCAAGATCACGGTTCTGAGCGGCCTGTTTTCTAATATTGATACCACATCGTCTCTTCACGAGTTTGCGTATAGTTCGTCCGACGCCCTTTTGGAGCATCGCGTTAACTGTTGGCTCACAAGCGATAATACGATGGACCTTATAGGTCTTGGGTACGGCCTCCTGTCGGTTACTGCGGACATCAACATGTCCGAAGTCACCAAACACCAGAGCAGCGTAAGGATACGCGCTAGAGGTCGTAGTGATGTTGCTTTTACATACCTTTTCACCAACGGTGGTCCCCATCTTAGTATCTAAGGTGGCACCGGTTGGCCAGTCCACTTCGTCCAACCACGACTTCGGAGGCTCATATCCTATCATTCTGATAACTTTTTTACGTATGCTGGAAATCAGCATCCGCTCCGCATTTCCATGCGGTATCAGATAGAAGGGAGAGAGTTCTTTCAGTCGTTGATTGGTACAAAACACGTGTCGTTCGGTATTTTCCCAAACTTCGCGTGTATAGTTCGCCAGATTTGCAGACGTCTTCCATCCCTGCCACTTCTTTAGGAAGTTAGCAAGGAGGTAACGCACTGCGAAATCGGGTACACTATGGGACTGTTCGCGGACAGTGAACCCGAACCTATCAAATAGGCTATCAGGATCACTGGCACGTACCGCACCATCTTCTGTCTGTCCATATGCAGCTCCAACCAGACTACGAAAAACTCGTAGCTCTATATGCTCGCGCATGTTAGGCTCCTTTAACGTGTGTTAAGAGTTAAGGTACTGTAAGGACTCAACGACACTAACAATGTTAGCATCGTTAAGCAAGTTTGCAGACATCTTACGCAGATCCTTACGGTTTTGCAACGAGGCACGTTCATGGAGAACGTACTCGGTGTTGCACCGTGGGATGTAAGCGATGGTCGGGGCCGGCGTGTAGCCTGCAGCGTTGTTACTCAAAACTTCAAGAATGGGCTCATGGAGTCCAATTTTGACGCGAGTTACACGATTTGCAGACGACTCACCGGGACGAGCGAGACCTGGTTTGCTGATATCTACTGAAATCTTCCAGTAGCCAATCTCATTACTTGCAGATTGGTCAACAAACCAGAAAATACCTTTCTCGTCGCGACCCAAAGGTATGAAAGTGTGATTCACTGGTGTTGCCAGTGCGTCGGCCAGCACGATATTCGTTGCATTTGCCATTGGGAATAACCTCTTAGTGTTTAAGGATATGTAGCACAGGGTCTACCATCTTCGCGGATGCTTGCCTTTGACAGCGTCAATGGCAACGTTAGCAAACATGGTCTTCCGGAAAAGTGCTACCGCGGTCGTCCATCTCATCCATGACAGGTCATCAAGACCCTGTCTGACTGGAGAAATGGGCGTTGGAGCTCCTTTTATCCCACTTCGCGTAAACGCGATGACCTTATGGTCACCATAGCAGTCAGTCATACCACTTTTCGTGGATGACGTAAAGCCAGTCGAACGTACCGATGTTTCGGCAATGTTCAACTGACTTCGCCAGGAGTGTCGGACTATAGACTTGTAAAGCATGGCTGACTCTACGGATCGGAGGTAACTACCGATATCGTAGACCCAGTCAACTACAAAGCTATAGGGCGTAAGTTCCCATGCAATACTCAAAGGATTTAGCGATGTATAACGAGCCAGAAGCTGAGTCTTACTAGCGTCTGACAAGTCTAATATCGCATAACATCGAACTTTAGATGTTAACCTGACGTCATATTCGACAGTCTGCAGATAACCACCAATAGTAAGGTTGTTTCTGAAGAGTCGATTTGTTTTTCTGACGCCACGACCTTTGAATAACCGGAACCCGTTACCGAGTCCAGGTCGGCCTGCTAGCTCGTGCATTTCGCCAAGAAGGGGTAACCATCCATAGCGATGCTCTAACCAAAGATTCGCGAACTCCTTCGTCGTATTACTACGACGTTTAAGGCTTTTGGCCAAAGAGGTAAGACCGCTGAGCGGTCTACGCAACATCTGCAGGGTTTGCCTTATCTGACCGGCATCTATACTCAGATCTACTGAACCTCGGACATTATCCCACAACTCATTGATTGCCTTATTATATGCTTGATCTTGGAGATCAGCATAGTCGGCAATCATGAGGCTTGTCTGTGGGGCAACGTTACCGAAGGATCCAGCAGCATACCAGCGATTTGAATTATCCTCACCATTAAACATACCAGAGATAGGTTGATGCACAATTTTCGTGAAACTATAGTCTGTTCCGCGAACGTGATCTCCCTTATTCTGAATGGTATTGGTGGAGGATGACAGAACCAACGTCTGAGCTGTCCAGGTAGCCTTCACGGTTGAAGGCACACCTGTAAACTTAGATGTTGTAGTTCTGGACCAAGACTGATCTTTACTTTCAGTCTTATTCTTCATGCTGATTGCCTCGTTGGAACTTACAGATTAAGGATGAAGTGCATGGCACTTCGAGATCGGCTCCGCTAGCGTTTGAGGAAAACCACGCTATAGTCACCGTTTGTATCGAGAACAAAGAAAGCCTCACGGCTGCTCGTCTCGGTATACCAGGTAAGGAAGTCTAGGGCTACCCGTAATTCTGCAGGCGTCCAGGACGACAAGTAGATGTCATCACGGCTTACCTCTGATTCAATCAGATGTGCAAGCCTGACAATGTCTTCAACGTCGCGCTGAACGATTTCTGCAATCTTTCGGAAGCCTTTCGGCACCTTGCCGACCTTAAGTTGTTTAGCTGGATTTACAGTTATAACAACAGGTAAATGGTGAATATAAATCATGGTTTGTTACTCCTCAAATTGATAGCGGAGGCC